CAGCCTGTTCGCCGATCATAGCAAGAGCGGGCCAGTAGTAATCGAACTTCGTTCGGCGGGACCACATACGGTTGAGGCCCTGCTGATAATTCAAATCGGCACGCACCGACACGAGGCCGATGATGATGCCGTGTTCGGTGAACGACTTGCTGAAGCCGTGCCCGTTGAGGTGTGAAGTGCCATAGGCAGCCAAATTGCCTTGAGGCGTGGGTTCGGTGTCGGATGCCGAGGTCTGTGGCACCGTGTGCAAATTGACCATGGACTGGCCACCACCGAGATATTCGGGCCGCTGAAGCCGAGCGTCCGGCGAGACGACATTGAAGTGCGCCCTGATGATTTCGGTATAACGAGTACCACCGCGGGCGTCACGCTCATAGAGCTTCTGAATCTGGAAGGCTTGACGGAGTTGGTTGACCGTCGCAGCAGAAGCCTGAGTGAGATCAGCGATGATACCGGAGTTGGTCGAAGACAGCGTGATCTTCGCCCCAGCGAGCATCGTGGAACCGTTGCTTGGACCGACGCGATATGCGGCGTCGATATTGGCTGAGGGGTCCACGATGGCGGGCGTACCGGCTACCCGCATGAAATTCATATTGGTTCCAGCGGTGCCCCTAACGGGTGCCGATGTACCGAGCGGAATAGTAACGGCGGTCCCCTTCTGGGGCCACGGAAGAGAACTCGTGAAGTAGTCGTGACGCTTGCCGCGACGTTTCAGAGTGTAGTCGGCGGGGAGATCGGGGCCGTCGCCCTTGTTGACCACGATGGAATTCTGGAGGTTCTGGTCCCGGAACCAAGTGTTCCAGACCAAATTGTAGGCGCGCAGCGGCAGCGCGCTGTGGCTCAGGCCCGGAACCTTTGTGGGCAAACCGAAGTAATCGAAAATCGAATTTTCGGCATAGCCGGTGACGGCGGTACTGACGATCTGCGGAGTGATGAAATCGACAGAGTCTCCCGGATCATCCTGCTCCCCCATCTGCCTCTGCCAGTTCTCCCAGAGAAGGCGGTTGGGCACGAAAAAGAAGAAAGTGTTCATGAACACGTTGTCCATGAACGGATGAAGCGGCGTCGCGAGCCGGGCGAACCCGGTCATGCGACAGGTAAAGGTATCGCCGGGGAGTGCCTCGTCCAAGAAGATCGGGATGAGGTAACCGGCGTCGAACGAGGTCTTGAGACCGTGCGAGCGGTCGAAGCTCGAGCGGGGGATTTCAGCCTGAGGGACGCGGCTGAAATCGTGGGACATGACGGAGGGGATCATTGTGCGCTCCCGTTCGCCTGACGCTCAGCGGCCGAAAGCTGCAGCTCGTGGAAGGGCAGGGTGGGCGGCGAGACGGGGACCAGCGCAGAAGCATCCATGACATGCATCATAGGGTGAAGCGTCTCAAAATGCCCGGTGGCGTCGTCATAGCTGCCGATGCAGTAGAGCTTGAAGTCGCTAGGGTGCCTGCCGACAGTCGTGTTGAGATCGTTGACCAGATCGCGCAGAGCGCGGATGGCCACGGCGTCGGTGGATTGAAAGAAGGGCGGGTTGTACTGGAGCGCCTTGACGTCCAGCAGGCTGTAGGCTCGGAGAATCATAGTTTCCTCGTCAGTGTTGATATGCGGCTGTTCCGGACCTCCTGTTTGTCGGCCCGGTTACGGGTTGAGAGTTTGGGTCGTTGAATGGATTTGGATTTGCGCTCCCGAGAGAGCGTGAGCTGTTCCTCCTGTGTGAGTTGTTGATCGAAGAAGCGTGGCGGCTTTACCTCCTTGCCGCGCACGATGACGGAATCGGAACGGTAGATTTCGTCCTGGTACTTGATCGCATAGCCGTGGCCGATGCCAGGGCGGCGAGACATGAGAGAGAATTCAGGACGAACACGGCAGACGAAGCCGTGAAGAGGATGCACCCGGAGATAGAAATCGCTGGCCTGAGGGCCAGTGATTTTTTTGGTTGAGTATCGAGCGGTATAGCCCGCTGATTCGAAGGTCACGGCACCTACGGTGCTGAGGCCGTAAGGCCATAGTTTCGAAAGATTTCGAGAAGTGTAAAGAATATCACCACGTTTGGTTCGTTCGTAAAAGATTTTGTCGTTGAAGTCGTGGTTGAAGAGGATGACGTGATAGTGGGGTCTGAGGTTCTGGTCGCCATATTCGGCTCCGAGATAGAAGCGGACCTTCTTAGGGAAAATGGATTTACGCAGCTTCTTGAAGAAGAGCTGCATGTGTCTCGGGTGGACCGAGTAGTCGATCGGAAGATGATCGTTTGAGAATGTGAGAGTGAGAAAGCAGTTTTCCGGGTGGAGCTGGGCCTCCTTGTCGCAGCGGATGGCCCATTGTTTTGATTTTTCCAGTTTGCATCCCATGCAACGGCCGCAAGGCAGTTGCAGCCCGAAATTGGTAGAATTCCGGGCATGCTTGGGGTTGAAGGTGATCCGCGACTTACCGGTCTCGGGGTTGATCTCCGTCGAGCGGTAAGCCGGGATCGGGAAGTCGCAGCCCATCAGCGCTTACGGGTTTTGATCGCCTTGGCGATTTTCTTGTACAGGCTTCCGCCTGGGCGCTTTCGCGATTTGAAGGTCACAGGCATCAGAGCCTGATCCCGCCGCGCATGGGCATGGTGTTGTTTTTGCGATGCGTCTTCGACGCCGTGCGACTGAACAGACGCTCCGAGGAGCGCTGGGGGATTCTGGAACGTTTCACTTGGAGACCTCCGGTCAGGTTGTGGACATATGTCCACGGTTAAGAGTGAACCATAGATTTGGTATGGTGTCACTCAGCACATTTACATCAAGGGAGGAAATGTGCTGACGGCCCGGCCGGCCGGGCCTACCGCGACGGATCGCGGATTGAGACGCCGATTGCTCGGCATGGAAAAGGCCCCCGCAGGGGCCTTTTTTTGAGGCTACGGCGCTGACGCGCCTTCCGCAGGGGGTGACCCCCCTGCACCCCCCGTTGACGCCTTGTCGGGCTCCGCAGGGCGCGTATCGGTGGCGAGGCCGAGGCGGACGGCCTCGTCCTGGTTGGCCGGATCGGCGAGAAACTGCACGAAGCGTGCAGGATCGTTGGAGAAGCGCTCGCGCACCTGGCTGGGCAGGGCGGCGAAGGCGTTGTTGGCGCTGATAACGGTGTCGAGCGCCTCTTGATAGTCGGGGAGAGACGTGAGGTCCGCATACTGGCCGCGAGCGGCATTCTGGCGGACCAGCTCCTCGAAACCCTGCTGGCTAAATTGCCTCAGGATGTTGTGAATGTCGCAGGCGTCCATTTCGGACTGCCGCGTCATCGAGGGAAGGATTTCCCCGGTGTTGGGGTCGCAGTTGTCGAACCCATGATGGTCGTGCGGCCGGTGAAAGCCGTATTTTTTGCGTTGAAATGTCATTTATCGACCTTTCCAGATGTCGATCTCAAGCGGGGAGGGGGGCGGACCGCCTTGAGGGTGGTCACCGGCTGATTTGGCACTGTGGCCCGCTTGCGCGTCCATAACGCCCTTGATTTTTTCGACAAGTGCAGAGCCGAGACGCTGCACGAAACGCTCGCCAGAGGCACCGAAACGGCCAAGAGGGCTGTCACCGTATTTGATGTTGTCCTCGAGCGTACGCTTGTTTAGTTCCGCCTGACTGGAAGCGGATGCGGCCTGTGCGCCCCACAGGGCGCGTTGAGCCTCCGGGTTTTTCACGGTTTCCGCGAGAACCGCCGTTTCAGCGTTCTTGCGGTTGGCATCAGCGGCCGAGGTCATGGTTTCTTGCTTGACCTTATCGACGCCAGCAGCCGCGAGCGTCTCCTGTGCCTTGGTGAGGCCGGTTTGCGCCTTCACCTGTTGAGACATCTCAGCATCCTTGGCCGCTTGCGCGGCAGAGCTCACGCCCTTGCCGAGACTGTCCATTGTGTTTTCCATCGTAGCGGCTTGCATGGATGCGCCCATGCCGCCCGGCGTCGTAGCCCCGCCCTGAGAATAGGCGAGGATCGGGTTGAGGCCAGCGTGGCGCATATCGACCATCGCGCGCTGGTAAGCGGTGTTGCTCATGCGCTCCTGAAAGCGCTGGTTCTCCATCATGGAGTAGAGATTGAAATTAGCGGCCTCGCGCGCCATCGAGGCGTTAGCCGCGTTCGCGGATCCTTGGCCGATCATACCAAGGATACCGCCGATGACGGATCCGCCAGCACCTGCCCAATCAGACATGCCGACACCTAGAAGTGATCGATGAGGCCGGGCACGCCATAAACGGGCATGGGCCGGGCGCACCGGAGCGAGAAAAAGCTGTCGAAGATAAAGTGAGGTTCCGAAGGAACCGCAATCACGCGGTCGATCGGGGGGTCGTCTTCGATGAAGGCGGCGTTAAGCGCCGGTGCGGCGGTGAACTCTTGGGCGAGATGCCATGTGTCGAGTGAGGTTGTCGCATTGCTGCGAAGAGCTCCAGTAATTTGGCTGGGCTTATAGCGATACTCTGCGAAGCGCTCCTGGTATCCCCAGGCGGCAGCGTCCGCGGTGGGGTTTGCGGTTCCTTGGGCATAGATTTCCTTATTAAGAACAGCCTGTTCGCCGATCATAGCAAGAGCGGGCCAGTAGTAATCGAACTTCGTTCGGCGGGACCACATACGGTTGAGGCCCTGCTGATAATTCAAATCGGCACGCACCGACACGAGGCCGATGATGAT